CATTTACAGTACCACCGCTTGTTCCAGTTTCAAACTGGTTCAAAAATCTACTTGAATCTATCAATTTATCTATATTTTCAGATTTGAAACGCATAGCATAACTGCTGTTAGCTAAAACTTCTTTTAATTTTCCGCTAGCATTTTCAATATCTTCAATAGACAAAGTTTTTTCTACGTAATCATTATACCATTTTCTGGAATTATTAGAGAAATTTGCTAAAGTTTTTATCTTTGTATCTAATCCTTCAGAGAATTTATCCGTAGCTTTCGTGTCTTCCTTATAGTCTTTCGCAAACAGTTTTTCTTTAATCGCTTCCCCTTCACGCTCCCATCCTGCAAAGATTTCATCCAGAGAACGTTTCTCGGTAGCTAGTTTTACTGAGCCCTCGTTTTGCAAGATATCAAAGTAAGGGCTAGGCTTGTCAGACTTGACTGCAGGCCTGATAGTAGAACGGCAACGAACATGAAAAGGCGGTGCGGTTCGTCCTGGTTCATATTCTTTAACAGAATGAACCTCGTGATTTTCTAACCTGCAAATCTCACTTGTACGACTGTCTAAGACCGCTACAATTTCGTAGTGGTCACCACCCAACTCCTTGATAGAATCTAGCGTCGCAAGGTTATTATAAAAGGTCGTCTCAGTCCTGACAAGCGTGTCTGCTCGATGATAGGCTACTCCTGTACGTTCAGAAAGAGCTCTAGCCATTCTATCAATAGACCAGCCACCTGTTAGGCCTTTATTCAGAACATCACTGATTGCCTTATAAGTAGCTTCCTCATGTCCCCACACATTTGTTGAGAATGTTTTACCGCTCCAGTTACTAGCCATCTTATGCTTAACTGCATCTACACCTAATATCGGTTTCTCTATGATTCCAAAATGAGCCAAGTTTTTAGCTTGATGGATTTTACCTTTGATGTAGACGTCACTCAGAGCCTCTGTGACCTTGTCATGTATGCCGTCTGGCTTTCCGTATAGTTCAGCCGTCAGACGCTCAACTTCAGCAAGCAAAGCCTCTTTACGACTGATACGATGGCGATAACTCAAGGCGTCCAACAGTGGTGTCGGTGTGTCAGGATTTAAAGCCATCTCACGGAATCTTTCAAGAGTTACATGCTTAAACTCTCTACGCTCTTTATCCGTCAGATATTGCTTGGCCTCTGCATGGGTCATCTTGTTATCAACTGCATACCTGGCATAAAACTTCTCAATCTCAGAAACCAACTGGTGTTTATAGTCTGCTAAGGATTGGCCAATCTGTGCCATGTACCTATCAGCTACTATCTGAGCGTTGTGCTCCTGTTGCAAAGCTCGCTCAGTCCAGTACTCATCTATCTTTTTCTTGTCCTTGGTCGTCATGGTCATCCTCTACCTTTTTGAAATTAGTCTGAGAGTATGGATCTTGTCCTTGTTCCTGTTGTTCTTTCAATCGTTCCTCAACCTCTGGTTGATACCATGGATGTTGTTCACGAATGCTTAGGTCGTCTAAGATACCGATTGAGTTCACACAGTCTTGAATCGCTTCAGACTCGTTTGAAATGATGTCACGGTTAAAGACATAAGTAAATTTAGATGAATCAAACGCTACTTCTTTGTTAGTTGCATACTGTTCTACAAACCAAAGGAATTGCTTGATACCTTTTTGGAACTCATTTTCTAGCTCGTTACAGTCCAAATCAAGGTCTGTATAGCGCCATTTAAGAGCCTGACCACTTGCATTGCCTAGATTATCATCTTGGGTATCAATAGCTCGTGCGGCCTCATACAAGAACTTACGAGAGCGTTCGATATCTGCTTCAACTCCGCTAGTATCATTGTCTGCTTGTAGGGTATCCACACCTCCATCGCTAGAAACCTTGATAGAGCGGAACTTATTCAGATTATTCATGAACTCGCCCAAGTCTGCGCCCTGATAGTTTTTCAAAACATAAATCAACTTCGGCATATCTGCCAACATATCAGCGTTAGTAGACATTTGAAGTTGAATATTATCAATCAGTGACTTGGTTTGGACTAAAAGACCATCCTCATACTCGTTGTAACGAAATGGAATTAGAGGAACTTTCTCCCAAGTATAAGGAATCCGTGTACCGTCTGCGTTAACGTAATAAAAATTCCCCTTGGTCTCCTTGGATAGTGGATTGAGTTCAAGATGTGAACCTGTCCAGATATAATCTGTAATTCCTTGTTCATCGTAGTATTCTACAAAGGTTTTAGTCTTCTTCACTCCGCTTTCGTAGACGGCTTGTTTGTAGACACGCACAAAGGCAGATAGTTCCAAATGACGCTCGTCTTTCCAAAAAGGAATAATCTGTTCACTTGGGATTTTAAACAAGCGTAGACGACCATTCTCGTCGTAATAAGGCAAGCCATAAGCTATCCCTTTCATCACTGCTTCCTTACCGAGCGACTTAATCGTAGATAAAAGGTCCTCGTCAAACACGCTATCTAAAAATTCTTGTGATTCTTCTCCTTCAAGAGAGATTGTCGGTTGTTTAGAAAATAAATACCCAACCTTCTGGTCTACCAACTTCTTAAACAAACCCAATTCAATCCTTGAGTTCGTCCGCCAGTCAACATCAACCTTCTTATTTCGAATAGCCGTGCGATTTCGATAGTAGTTGTAAGCCTCTTTCATTGTGCTTACTTTCTCAGAATTCTGGTGCTCTTTTATCTCAATCTCTAATATTTCATTTTGGGTTGTATTCTTAATCAACAACCGTCTGATTAACCATTTAAACCAATTACTCAACATTTCTCCTTCTCCTACCAGAATGATATTCCTGGCTGTCTCATATCGTCTTCAAACGCATATCTTGTAGCGTCGATTGTGTGGTCATTTACTTCTTCTAGCTTAGGCTTGGGATTTCCATCACGGTCAACTGCATAGTCGGCACTTTCGAACTCTCGTGCAATGTTTGGTGTGCGTTCTGGGTCTATCACAATCGCATCTAAATCATCCAACCAGCGTTCTCCATATTCCCTACTATCAGGACCTTTCTTAGCACCTTGGACAAGTGGAATGTTCAGCTGCAGTTTTAACTCATCAATCGACTTAGGTTCTGCGCTATCACAGGTTATCATCTGAGATTGATAGCCTTTCTCACGGATTCTTTCAGCTAACTCACGATTGCTAATCTTCACGCCATAAATCTCATCGATAGCATAGATAACACGTTTCTTCTTGTCGTAATGCCATCTTACAAAGGCCAGAGGGTCATTAGCATAACCGAAGTCGTTGCCTTGCCGAATGTTATCGAACCTTGCTATCTCCTCGTCTGTAATCTTGCGGAATACCAGATTTTCAAACGGTGCTACACCCGAACCGATAGCCTCGCCCAAATACTCCCAACGGTAACGCTTCTCTGAACGCTCTCTCGTGGCTTCTGCTTCTTCTATAAAGGCTTGGGATATATATGGGTTATCCAAGTAAGTCGAATGGTGTACGTGGGTGTTAGGAGGTTGTATGACGCTCTCGTATTTCTTATTTACCCAAGACTGTTTTCTTTTCGGTGGGTTGTAAGAGTAAAAAAACTTATAAAAAAGACCATCAGCCAATTCTCCACGTAGAAGTGAGTTGGTGATTGTCTTTACTTCATCTTCAGTTTTAAACTCAGCTAACTCCTCAATCCAGCCAATCGCAAACGGAAAACGACTGTCTTTCAAGGATTTGATACGCTCTGGATCTTGTGCACCACGGAAGATAATATAGTTTCCTCTTGGGATATAGGTTATCTTCAAAGGGGATTTATTAATCTTAAATAAATGGCTAACCCCTTGCTCACTAATCGCCCATTTCAATTGCTCGTAAACCGATTGTTCTAGTGTGTTATCTGTCTTACGAATACACACAGCATTAACTGGATAGCGCATAATCAGTTGAATGATCGTGTGCCCGAGGTCGCTAGACTTACCAGAACCACGCCCACCTTTTTCAACTACATGTAAGATTTTAGGGTCAAATGCTGCACGCCACATAGGATAAAAAGCTTTTGGGATAAACTCACTCATTCTACGCTTCATCGCCAACTCCTATATCATCAACGAATTGGACAGCGGAAGACATTTCGATTTCTTTTCTCTCTAAATATGCGCCATTCACTCTGAATATGTGGTCTATAGAGCGCTGTCTTTCTTCAATCGTCGGAGTAAACTCATAAGTCGTTTCCGACACTTCCACACCTTCAGCAGTTTTTACAGTTTTCTTCGAATACCCTTGTTGAGTTTCACCTCTAGCGATACTAGCAGAGATTGCCAAAGCTTCTGCGATTGACATTGAACGTTCGTCAAAAAGCTCCTCTGTACGTTTTTTGATGTATTCAGAAATCTCAACATTTTTCAACAATCTTTGTCCTATGCTATATGCCGTTTTCTCTGAGTACCCCACCTTAATAGCGGATTGTGTTGCGTTTCTACTGATGATGTACTCATCAGCGAAGTGTTTCTGTTTATCGTTCATTTTCCATCACCACCTTTCAGATAATCAAAAAAAGTCACACGATGTGCGACCTTTTTAAGACCTCTCACAGGCTTTGCGGGAATCGAACCCACGATAACAGTTTTGGAGACTGTTGTGTTACCGCTACACTAAAAGCCTTTTTTAAAATGCAAGACGACTACTACCTTGCTTGTTAATTAGAAATCAATTTTCTGATTTATTTTTTTGTAGTCATTAACGGCGATGCCCGGAATCGAACCAAGGGAAACATAGGAGAAAAACCACTTACCTGTCACCGCCAAAACGAGGCCGAAGCCTCAGAAATAAAATGAAAAATATAAAGGAGACGTCAAATGACCTATCACTTGACAATACTATTCTACCATGTAAAATAAGTCATTTCCTAGCAATTTACTTGCAATTATCTCCCAAAATTTTACGATAAACAATCAACTTACCTTTTCGATAGGCTTCCGCAAATTCCAAAGCACCTCTACTAAGCATGCGATAGAACTCGCTCTCAGAATAGCCTAAGTCCATATAGATAGCCTTGTCTGATAATTGGATTTTCATGTCCATGTACTTCTTTGCGATAATCTGCCGAACGTATGGATCTATAATGCAGTTCACAGCTCTCTCAATCTCCAACACTTCTGCTTCTGCATCCACATGCCTGATAACCATATTCTCGGCAGCTGTATTCTTACCAGTAAATGTCTTTGGCTCAAATGAGTAGGTCGTTGTGATTTTAGGCAAATACTCAGCGCCTGCCATTCGGACATACGAGCGATAACTCTCTAGAAC